GGTGCTGCTGATATGATTGTTAAACCCGACACAATTATGTTACGTGCTGGTAAAACAAAAAGGTTGGAAGCAAATCAACAACCTGTTGGAAATCCAAATAGAGCCTTTTTACAACTTTCAAACTTTACCACAAAAACTGTAACAAAACCAAAAAAGACATTTTTGGGTATTAATAGTGTTAACCAACAAGTATTAAAACTTGTTGAATGGGATATTCAAAATTTAGAAAATGAACAAAATGCTTTTACTGGTGCAATTAGATTGTATAGTTTGAAACCAGTTAATAAAACATTGAGTGATAATATTAATTTTGATTCTGATTTAGAAGATGTTAAATTTTTAGAATATTATCAACCGTTTATTGGTTATTCATTTGAAAGGACCGTAAAATTAATTAATGACTTTATCAAAGGTGTAAATGAAGGTCAAATTCATAATGGTCCAAAAGTTGAAAACCAATTTCCATTCGCATATCGTCCATCAACACCAAATCGAAAAATATTAACATCAACAGATTTGACAATTAATCCAATTGTGTTTTCAAATGTTACCAAATTTGCAAGTAATGTTACATTAAATTCAGGTTTGGGGATTGAAAGTTATAGATTTGCTATTGTTAGAGAAAAAAATCAAGTGGGTAAACCATACAAAGTAGATATTCAAGATTATATCCCAAAAGATATTGAATCAACATACGGAACATTTGGGGGTATGGGTGCCGATACTTTATTTTTATTATCTTATTTATCAAACAAACCAGTTAATTTGGAAGGTACTTTATACGGTATTAGTCAAAATGATTTAACTGAAAAAATATTACCAAGTACTTCGTCTATGGTACGTGGTGAGGAGTTAATTCAATTACTAAATGTTATCGTACAATTCTTATTATCTCACGTTCACGCAATACCAGGAGCACCTGCAGTACCTGTTGGAACTGATGGTACATCGGCAAATAATATACTTTCTCAACTCCAAAATGCTCAAAATACAATTTTGAATCCACATATTAGAGTTAATTGATATTTATATACTAAAGTATCAATGTCTATATTAAAGTCATATTTTAGCAAGAACAACACACTTGAATACAACAGTTATACCAACACTGGTAGAAACCCTGTAACCCAATTATATTTTGGTGGTGATTTAGCAACTTACGCCCCAAGAGGATTTACAAGATTTATATTTGATTTGGATTTAACTTATTTAGAAGAACAAATCGCCTCAGGTATTATTTCAACAGGATGTACATCAGGAATGACTCACGTTCTTAATATGATAAACACCGCATCATTTGATATTGAATTATTAAATGGTACAACATCTGAAGGTTCAAGAAGAGCAACATCATTTGATTTAATTTTATTTAGAATACCTGAATATTCAGGTTCTACGGGTATTGCTCAAGAATGGGATGAAGGTGTTGGTTTTGATTATGTTTATCAACCAGCAGTTGCCGAATATTCAAATAACCAAGCATTTAGTACTCGACCATCAAATTGGTTTCAGGGAACAACATTAAACAATTGGTCTTACCCTGGTTTATATAACAATACAAACACAATTGTTGGTAATTATTCGGGTCTTAACTACTCAGCCCTTACTATCGTTGACAGACAACATTTTGAATTGGGTAATGAAGATATTTCATTTGATATGTCAAACGAAATTAATGGTGTTTTACAAGGAACAATTACAGGTGTGACTGGATGGGGTATTGCCTACGTACCTGAAATTGAAAATATTACAGGACTGACTGAAACATATTCAGTCGGGTTCTTTACAAAACACACTCAAACATTCTATGAACCGTATCTTCAAACAACTTATGATGATATTATCAAAGATGATAGAAACCAATTCCCTGCTGGCAGAACAAATCACTTATATCTATACGTATATTCAAGTGGTGACTTTATGAACTTAGATAATGACCCAACAGTCGCGATTTTAGACTCAAATGGCGAAATTGTACCTGGTATGTCAGCACTTACAACATGTTTGAAGACAAAGGGAGTTTATGAAGTTACAATTCCACCAATTACGGGATACTCAACTCCATGTCAATTTACTGACCAATGGTCTGATTTGGTAAAAAATGGTGTAACATTAAGTAATGTGGAAAATGAGTTTGTATTATTAAGTCAATCATCTGTGTATCAAATTGGTTATCAATCAAAAGACCCAATACTATACGGATTTGATTTTAGTGGTATTAAACAAAACGAAAAAATACTTAATACAGACATTAGGAAGGTCATGGTGACCATCAAACAAGCATATACAAGTCAAGTAGTGTTGAACGATATTGAAGCGTTCTATCGTGTTTATGTGAGAGAAGGTAATACCGAAGTTCAAGTTCAAGATTGGACTCCAATAAACAGAACACCAAATGAATATTATTTCATGTTTGACACAAGAGATAAAATTCCAAATCAATATTATGTAGATATCCGTGTGAATACTAGCGGAGAAAGAGATACTTATCAAAGAGAATTAATGTTCCAAATTGTAAACAAAAAATGAAAAAAATAGTTAGACTTAAAGAATCAGATATTAACGCCTTAGTTAAAAAGGTTTTAGCTGAACAAGAAAATGAAAGATACATGTTCTTCAGTAATTTAGAACAATTACACAGACAAACCGCAATCCTACTTGAATTGGGTGAGGACGCTGTAGTTAGTATTTTAGAACAAGGTCACGATTGGGCTCAAGACCACGTAGCCGTAGCGAAAGAAAACATTGACCAAGTGTTTGATTTTATGATGAATCAAATTAATACAGACCACATTACCGATGATTCAATGGGGGACGAAATGCAAATGCAAGAAGGTAAGAAAAAAACAGGTACTAAACTTTGTGCTCGTGGTAAATCAGCGGCTAAATCAAAGTTTGATGTTTATCCATCAGCATATGCTAACGGATATGCGGTTCAGGTATGTAAAGGTAAAATCAAAGGTTTAGACGGTAAGAAACATTGTTCAGGTTCCTATTGTTAATATCAAAAAACATTAGTATATTTGTATCCTAAACACTATGAAAGAGTATAAACACGCATTTAGAAGATGGATTCAAAGAATGTATATTGATTCTGCGAGAAAGATGGACTATCAAAGAGGTCAACGAACAAAATACGAAATGGATTGTATTTCAATTTGTAAAAAACTCATTGATAAACCTGAAACTCAATTATTGATGACACCATTGTCAAACAAAAAATACATTCATAACCCTGAAAATTCTATTTTTATTACTATTGAGGGTAATACGGTAAATGTGATTAATCACAAATATTCTTATACGGTATCAATTCAAGACAAATCTAAAGAAGAAATTCTTAACTATTTTAATGAGGTTTTAGAAAATCAAAGATTAAAGATGGAAGAAGAAATTACTTCAAACATCAAACACTCATTAAAAAATATTTTACATACTTTAACTTGATGGGCAAGTTTTGTTTGCTAAGTTACTTGCATCCGCTCCTTCAATAAGTCCTATTCTATGTAAGACACAATAATATCTTGGATTTTCGTTCAAGTGTTGTTGAGCAATTTTCTTTGCTTCTTTAATATTTCCAACTTCTCTTGATTCGAATAAAGTTCCAAGTTCTAGCATGTTACTTTTTCTAACTTGTTCTTGGAGGATGGACTTAATTGTTTGTCTCATACCTTCATTTTTAGATTTTTTTGGTTTATACGATGTCATTACAGGTTTTTGACCTTTTCCTGTTTGAGTATCTTTTTTTTCAGCGGTTCTTTTTTGTGAACAAGCTGCTCTTTTTTGAGAATCAGACATTTTACCCGCAACTCCAGCGGCTCTACATTTTGGATATCCGCCTTTAGATGTGTCAGGTCTTCCACATGATGGATGTTTACCATTCTCATCTTTACGACAAATATTAACCCATGGACCTTTTGGTTGTTTACTACCTTTTGGTTTCTTTTTTGTTCCAAACCAAACAGCTAAATCTTCTTTCAATACAAGATTAACATTGTTTGATTTGTTTGGGTTTTTCATTTGTTTTTTACGTAAAATTTTCTTATTATTTGATTATAAAAAATAACCACAGATAAATATAAAAAAATATGGAAAATACTGACAATAACGAAAAAATAACCGAAAAAAAAGAAGTTATTGGAGTTCTTTTTGAATCATTACATTATACTTCACAAGAACAGTTAAATCTCTTCTTAGATAGTATGACTGAAGACCAAGCAATATATTGTATTAAGGAGTCATTAAATTATGCTTTTGTTAAAGGGTTGTTTGATTTGCAAGAATCTGAAGCAATTTCTAAATCATTAAGAATAGTTTTTAGTAAATAAAAAAAGGGGACTTTTGGTCCCCTTTTCTTTTTATGAATTTTTGAGATTATCTCAATTCTTGTAAGTTGAATGTTCTTACACCATCAACTGTTACTCTACCATAGAAACGGTTGTTAACCATTTTCTTAGCGTATCTTGTCATGATACCCTTGATAGGTGTGAAGTTGAATGGGTTATACATAGTTGGAGTCAACTGTAAAGGAACATATGGAGCGTAGATGTAACCAGTATCCAACAAGCTAGTACCTTTGTGTCCAATCAACACTTGGTTAGCTGGGAAGTAAGGGTCACGATACACTTGGTATCTTCCTGACAATGTACCGATTCTTTCGATACCCATGTTGTATTGGTCTTGGTCAGGAGCTGCGTTTGATACGTGGAAGTATTCCAAATCATCAAAGATAGCTGAAACTTCAGAAGATACAACAATCCAGTTAGCTCCACCTCTCAATGTTGATTTGTGGATTTGAGCTGACAATTGGTTGATAGCAGTAATCAAAGTTTGGTTCCAATCTTTTTGAGTGTATGGTGTAGTTCCAGAAGAAGCTAATCTCTTCCAACCGTTGTAATCCCATCTCAAGTTCCATGCCGCACCTTTTCTCAAATCACGTAAGATTTCTCTGTCGATTTCAGCCGCAACTTGTTCTGACAATAAAGCTGTTAATTCAGCTTCAGCATCAATGTTGTGGAACGCTGCAACGTCTTGAGCCAATTCAGGAGACCATTGAGCTCTTAATTTTCTTTCTGTAACTGAAACAGTAACTGATTCAAGGTCGAAAGAAACTTCACCGATTTGGTCTTCAAATTCCAACTCTTTATACAATCTGTAAACTGCAATGAATGCGTTGTTTGCAACTGTTGATGAAGAGAATGTTGAACCTGTGTAACCATCAGGAGATGTGTCACCACAAGAAATACAAACAGGTGTTTGTAAATCGATTTCTAAGAAAATGAAACCTTGTGCGTCACATACGTTGTAGAAAGAACCACCTGAGTTAGCGTTGTAAGTACCAGGACCACTAGGGAAGTTAACATTAACGTTACTACCGTATTGAACAATACCTTTACCATATCTTTGAGTTACTACTCTGAATAAGTAAGGAGCTTGTGTGTTACCTGAAGTGTATTGGTTACCAGAAACACCAAAAATGTTCAAACCAGACAAGAATTCTTCAGTGTCCATAGTATTACCATTTGGACCAATCAATTGACCAGCACCCGCACTAGAGAATCCACTCATAACGATGATTACTTTTCTGAAATTAGAAGTTGTGTTATTAGGGATAGGTGTACTTGTGTTATATGCTGATGGTAATAAATAACCAGCTGCATCCCATGCGTAAGTTACAGTTGTAGCTGTTACAGCTGTCCACTGACCTTTAGAGTAATCAAACAATCCTGGTGGGTCCAAGTTTGGTTCGTTACCTTCGTAGAATAAGTCATACAAATCTTTGTTAAAGATAGGATTGTAGGTACCAGAACCAGCATTTACCTCAGTATAACCAAGATTAGGATTACCTTGATAGTTTCCTGGAGAACCTATTGGAGCGTAGTGTGAACCACTATCACCAAAGTATCCGTTAGTAGAAGTACCACCAGAGTAACCTTGAATTTTAGGTACGAAGTAGAACAATTTACCGATTGGTAAGTTCATTGCTTGTACTGACACGATGTCGTTAGCTAATAATTTAGAGAATACTCTTCTCACGATTGGGAAAACAACTGTTTCAAAAGAACCAGAGTCAGAAGTTGAAGAAGCCTCATTGATTAAGTGTGAAGCTTGGTTTTCGTACAACTGAGCTACGTTTTCTTTCATGTGACCTTTCAAACCTTCCAAAAAGCCAAGTTTATCCCATTTGTTAATTGTGTCTTCTTTGATAACTTTTAAGTGTTTCAACCCAATGTTACCAACTAGACCGCTTTCTAATAATGCACCCATTTTAATTTTATTTTTTTTTTAGTTTTATGTTTATTTTTATTTTACTATTTTAGACATGATATCCTTCATTCTTAAGAATTGTGGATTTTCGTATGTCTTAGATTCAATTAAGTTTTGAGCCGAACCTGATGATGGAGATTTTTCAATCTTAGACATAGATTCAGTTACAACACTTTGATTATTATTTGTTAATTCGTTTTTGATTGAGCCGTACAAAGACTTAGATTCTTTCAATGATTCAACGTCATCAAATCTTCTTAAGATGTTGATTTTTTCTTGTTTAGTTGTTGTATGTTCAGTAAACAATCTTGTAGCGTAAGCTAAGTTTGAGTTGAACACCGCAACTTCATTTAATTTTTCTCTGAATACATTCAAAGCTTTTCTATACTCTTCGTTCTTTTCTCTCAAACGTACTACTTCTTCAGAAAGAGCTGAATTAGGTTTAACTTTCATTTTAGGTAATCCTTTTCTCATTGGGTAGTTTCTTGTACCGTTAGATAAAGTTCTAGCAGCTTCTTTAGTTTCCTCTTTTTCGTAATCTTTGTAATGACCACCTTTTTCACCAGCTTTCTTTTCAACACCATCAACATCCTTACGTCTGTATTCGTGTTTTTTAGAACCATAGTTTTCTTCCATTTCACCCTCTTTGTATTCGAATTTCTTTGGAGATAAATTCATACCGACACCTTTAGCTTTACCTTTTGGTTCGATAGAAGCTTCTTTTGTTTCCATTTTTTTACCTCCTTTATATTCAAATTTAGCTGTACCTGTTTTTACACCTTTACCAACTACAGGTTTTGACATCATTGAACCTTCTTTAGTTTCTGCTTTAGTAGTTAATGATGATTTTTTCAATGTTCCCATTTTTGGTTTAACTGTAAATTTATTTTCGTTTACGGATTCTTCTTCTTCCTCTTCTTCTTCATCGTCATCATCCATAGTTATTTCGTAAACAACATCATCGTCTTCTTCTAAATCAGATTCGTTCCACTCTTCTTCCATATCAGACTCTCCCATTTCAGAACCAAAAATGTCAGCCATCATATCATCTAACTGTTTGTTAGATAATTCAGATTCTTCCATTTCATACTCGTCCATTTCAACATCATCCATTTCTTCAATAGTGTCTTCTTCCATGTCGCTTTCTAACTGAATAATATATTCAGCATCTTCGTCTTCATCTTCCAAAGTGATTTGGTTGTCGTCTTTTTTAACGATAATACCATCTTCATCACCCATAGATTTGAAAACCTTTAAGATTTCTTCATCTGAAGCGTTTGTAAGGTCAATTGGTTGTTCATCTTCCGAGTCCATATCGAAATCCATTTCCATGTCATCTTCCATGTCTTCAACGTCCATGTCATCTTCATCGTCCATATCCATGTCGATTTCCATTTCATCTTCGTCTCCCATGTCATCCATAGAATCCATTTCAATACCCATCTCGTCTTCTTCTTGTTCGTCAGTCTCTTTTTTCAAAGACTCTTTTACTAATTCTGCGATTTCTCCCTTCATTGTTGAAGCAAGTATTCCTTTTGCATTTTCAGCCACTACTTCTTCCAAATTTTTCATTTGAAGTAATGCTTCCTCGACTAATGACTTTTTGTCTGCCATATAAATTTTAGAATAATTTACATAATAAATATGCCCCAACTTAAAAAAAGTTGGTGTTGGGTTGGCAGAAACCCAAAATAAATAAAAAAACCCCTCGGTTAGGAGGGGTTTTTATTAATCTTCAATAACTTCGTCAATTTTACTCTCTGATACTGCCGTGATTCGCCAATCATGTTGGAACCCTTGGTATCGTGAAGTAACCTTGGCTTCTACATCGGTTACTGAGTAACCTTTCACCAATTTCTCTTCTCTAATTTTCTTCAATTTACCTGTATTTTCATCAGGTAGTTCGTACTGTACTTTTGCTACAAAATATTTTTCGTCCATGTTTTTAATATTATTTGTCCAAATAATGATTTAATTTTTTCAATAAGTCAATAGAGCGGTTCATTCCTTTTTCACTTACTCCAATTTCGGGTGTTCTTGAAACCTTCTCTTCTTCCAAATTTTCCTCAAATTTATTTCTATCTTCAACATTAGTAAACAAGTATGCACCAGGTGTAGATGGTGATGATACTAAGTCAAAACAAATTAATTCAAAATCTCCTTGTACTTCATTCTGTTCACCAACCTTTTTAAGTGAACCAACACCACGTGATGATATACCTAATGTAACCCCCTGTCTTAGTAAGTTTGCCGCTTGGTCACCCTTGGTAGATACAATTCCTCTTTCGTGGAACCCAGGTGACGTTAGAAGCTTTAATTTACCCATAAGGATGTGTCCGTCCCACCATACGTCATTGATAAGGTGAGATACTCTGTCAAGGTCAATTAACGATGATTCAGGGTGGTTTAATTCAGACAATGATGTACCTTTGGCAATCATCTTCTTATAGTTGTCAGCTTCTCTTTTGAGAATCTTTTCAGGATACACTCTACCGTTACGGTTTGGTGTATTGTATTTTTGCAGTACGGCATAGAATTCAAATGGTTTTGAATAGTCCAACATGTTTTTGTTGGCTTGCTCTAATAAATTCTTATTGTGAGTTTCGTTTGGGGAAATATATCCCGCATCCATTTCAACCAATATTCCTTTACCTGTATCTTGTGGTCCTAATATTTTCATAAAAACATTTTAATAATAAATACCATCAAATTGTATCTTTTACTTTCTTTGAGACAGTAAAATCAAAATAGTCGTTATTCTTAAAATTATCTACGTAAATAGCTTTGGCAATTTTCTTAAGTTTTTCTT